TTTTCTACTACAGTTACAAATAATATTGCTACAAAATTGCCTTTAGCTGGTGGTACAATAACTGGCGATCTTATAGTAAGAAATGGTAATGCAAATGCTGGATTACATTTTAGAACTGCTAATGATTTTGTCGGTATTGGATTTAACAGAAATGTTGGAACAGGCGCAATTTTTGATTCAAATATTAATGCATTCCAGATGCATATTCAAAATAATAAGCTAGAATTTGAAACTTATAATGGGTCAGGAACTACACAAAAAGACGGGGCTTGGATACTTGATACTGCTGGAAACCAAAGTATTACTGGAACCATGCTGGTTGGAGGACAATATAGTAATAATTCTTATAGTACTGTTTCTTCTACAAGGTTGCTTTTTGGTGGCGGTAATGATCAAAATAACTACCATATTGGGACTAACCTGGAAAACTACGGTGGCAACTACACCAAGCTTGATCTACGTTGGCATACTGGTATTCGTATGGGTGCACAGGCAACGTATGGTGGTATTAGATTCTTTAACAACGAAGATTTAGGTAGTGTTTTATTTTCTATAGGTAAAGGCGATACTAATATGAGAGTAGAGGGCGGAAATATGCTCTTTACTGGAGATCGATTGGCTATATTTGGTCCAAATACTGGATATTCTAAGGAGCTTGCAATTGGAGGTAATGGAAATCTTTCTACAGCTAACAGAGCTTCTATTGGTGTCACAAATGGTAATTTACATATAGACGCAGCGTCGAGTAGTACTACATACTTAAATTTCTATGATGGAACTGGGGGCACAGCTTTTGGTAATGGCGCTGTCGGTATTGTGGCTTGGATGGGGCCAGATGGAGACCTGTGGAAAGGCTCTAATGATAACTCAGGTAGTAAATACTGGCATGCTGGCAACGATGGCTCTGGTTCTGGTTTAGATGCTGATTTACTTGATGGTCGTCACTTACAGCAAGTAGCTCGTTTTCAATCTGGTAGTGATTTTGCAAATGGAACACTAGTCACTACAGACATATCATCAAGCGGAACTAACGGAGACTCTTTTGTAATTGAGATCACTGGTAAAGCTTACGGTTCATCAAGACCGCATTCAGTTATTGCTGAAGGTTATCTTTATAATAATACTATTATTAACACTAATGGTACTAACATTGGTGGTAGTAATTTTACATATCTAAAAGTTATGAGCAACGGCGGGTATTTATCTTTTTGGTGGCCTCGACATGGTTACTGGAACTCGTATGATGTTCATGTTAGAAGCTCAAGCGGAGGTACGGCTAACTACAATAGAGTGACTGCAATAGCAAACTCTGTAGACCCTTCTGGTGCTTCAAAGAAAATTCAAATAAACTTGGCTACGAGCTGGACAAGCTCAAACGACGGTTCAGGTTCAGGTCTAGATGCAGATTTACTTGATGGTGTCAATGGAGCTTCGTACTTGAGAAGTGATGCCAATGATGTTTATAATGGCACCTTAACCATAAACGGGATGGATTTCAAAGTCTCAAACGTCGTTAGAAACTTAAAAATACAAGCAAGTACAGGTGGCTCAGATGTTGGTATCAGTGGCTTTAGGGCAGATGGAACCCACGGTTTTCAAGTATATGCTGACGGCACTAATTATGGTTTCTTAGATGGAAACTGGGCTAATTGGGATCTTAAAAAGGCTAAAAATGGTGCATTTACAGTTGATGAAGGTTCTGGTTTAAAGAGAGTTCTTAACGAAGCCAACTGGACTAGCTATATAACTCTTCCTACGAATTCTGATACTGTCGATAATCTTCATGCCGCATCCTTTCTAAGAAGCGATGCAGCGGATAGCTTTAATAGCACTATTACAATGGCTACTCAAAAAGCCCTCGTTGCTAACGATTATGGTCAAGGAGTATACGGAAAATATTCCGCTACTAGACACCAACATGTGTGGTCTATGGGTACTTCTTATAATTTGGGAAGTAATGGCCAAAGTGTAGGTAATTTATATGGTCTTTCATACACTCACACAAATATTGGTACAGGATATGGTTCAAATGCTGCCACAGGATTAGGACATCAATTAAACGGTAGAGCAAACGGTACTTTACAATGGGCGCTGGGCGACGGAATATGGTCATCTAATACTGGAAATGTTTGGGGAGCAAGTAATGACGGTTCAGGTTCTGGTCTTGATGCTGATACTATTGATGGTATTGATTCAGCCCGTATTATTTATGGAGGTAATGCAACAGGAACCTACAATGCTAATCCTACAGTAACATCCTCTCCTTACCAAAAATCTGGTTTTTATGATGTTAACGGTACTGGCAATAATGCTCCGACAAACACATATTATTCATATATTAATATGCGCCACACGAATACTGCTAACAACCATGGCCATCAGATTGCAGGTTCTTTTTATAGTCAGGGCGACATATATAACCGTCAAATAAACAATAACAGTTATGGTAGTTGGTCAAAAATATGGAATACAACTAACGATGGTTCTGGTTCAACACTAGATGCTGATCTACTTGATGGACAGCATGGTTCATATTACTACGCTGCTAGTAACCCTAACGGATACACTAACGACCAAACAGCTGCAGAGATACTTGCAGCTTTAAAGACAGTTGATGTTAATGGTACTGCAGGTGTTAATGCAGGTACATTTGACGGAGTGGTAAGTACTTCATTCCTAAGAAGCGATACTTCTGATACTATGACTGGAGAGCTAAATGTAACTCGCAACGGGGGCATGACAGGCTCAAGTGCACCGCAATATGGTAATGCAAATATAGAATTACAAACAAGCAGTAATCATGCACCCGCCATTAGTTTTCATAGAGGAGGATACTCTGCAACTACTCTTTACGAGTATGATGGAGAACTTTATACAAATGCTTGGGTCTCTCGCGCTCAAACAGGAAAATTAGTTTCCTCTGGAAATATTGGTAGCTATGCTTGGACAAGCTCAAACGACGGTTCAGGTTCTGGATTAGATGCTGATTCACTTGATGGCATTCAGGCTTCTAGCTTTATGAGAGGAGGCAGAACACTTACAACAATAAATACAATTAGTAATGGTGGAGATAGATATGACCCCAGTACAAATAATCCTACAAATGAACATTATGCAGTATTAACATACGGTAATGGGGGTAACGTAACAGGGCAGCTTGCAACTCACTTTCAAACAGGAAATTTATACAGTAGAGGTTATAACAATGCTTGGTCAAACTGGAGAACTTACTGGAACTCTTTAAACGATGGCTCTGGCTCTGGTTTAGATGCTGATTTACTTGATGGACTAGAACTACATACTGCAAGAAATAATGAAGTTAACAAAGTTGTAAGAACAGATACCAATGGATATATTCAAGCAGGTTGGATAAATACAACTTCTGGCTCAACTACTGGTACCAACAGGATATATGCTTCTAACGATGGTTATATTCGATATGTTACACCAGCAACGTTTATAAGTAATCTAGGTTTATTTACTACTTCTAATGACGGCTCAGGTTCAGGTTTAGATGCTGATACAGTAGATGGTATACAAGGTGCAGCTATTGTTAAAGGTGGTACTGCTAGAAAGTCAAGTCAAGTTAGTGCATTTGCTGGAGTCAACGAAGTTTCTGGATTCTACTTTGGTAATAATGTGACAAGTGCACCAACTACTGATTGGATTAATTATATACATTCTGCAGGTAATAGTTGGTCTAGTAGTAATAACTATTCTTTCCAGCTAACACATGCTTTCCACAGTGATAGCCTTTGGGTTAGTAGAACTACTAATGGTAGCCAATCGACTGCTAGGAAAATCTGGGATTCTGCTTCTGACGGTCCAGGCTCGGGTCTTGATGCTGATACAGTTGATACTATACAGGCTTCTTCATTATTAAGAAGTGATACTGCAGATACATTTACTGGCACTCTCACAATGGGTACTCAGCAGGCATTAGTTGCTAATAACTACGGTAGAGGTGTGTTTGGTGTTTATTCAGCAACTCGTTATCAACACGTTTGGTCAATGGGAACAGCGTATAAAACATCAGATGATGGTACTTCATACGGAAATATGTATGGTTTAACATATACGCACACTAATATCGGAACTGGTACCAATCAAGCTATATCGGGATTAAGTCATCAGCTGCAGCATAGACAAAACGGTGTATTAAATTGTGCCTTTGGTACTGGAATATGGACATCTGGAAACGTAACAGCTTATTCCGATATTGCTGTTAAAACTAATCTTGTAAGAATACCAAATGCTTTAGAAAAAGTATGCTCTATCAATGGTTATACATATGAGAGAACAGATTACATAAAAGATTTAGAAGATCCAGAAGCTCCAGATGTATTAAGACAAGCTGGTGTCGTTGCTCAAGAGATTGAAAAGGTATTGCCAGAAGTTGTTTCAGGTAAAGATGGAAATAAGGCTGTTGCATACGGCAACGTAGTCGCATTACTGATTGAATCAATTAAAGAGTTAAAAGACGAAGTCGATGAACTCAAAAAACAGTTAAAGGAGAAATAGAATGGCAAATTGCGTAAGATGCGGCTGTGCCCATCACGAAGATGCATGCGATGTAGTTCATAGTCCTGCAGAAACTGAATGTGCATGTCCAAGATGTCAGTGTTCTGACTGTACTGGAGAATAACTATTTGCAAGCTAGGTAAAAAACTATTATAAATAGATACAAAGGATAATAACCTTTAATCATATTTTAACTTGGAGAAATAAAAAAATGGCAATAACATTTACAAAAAACGAAACTTTTAATGGAACTAGAGTGCATACACTTCCTGATCCAGACAACGAAGGTGAAACTATTACTGAAACTATTACAGGTGTCAGAGATATCGAAGTAACGTTCACTCAAGATGATCCAGAAATCATTCACACAAGAATGGTTAATGTGTGCTTTGAAGCTGATGGTACTACTTACGATTCTGATGCTACTGATGCTAGAATTGCTGAAGTTGCTGCTGGTGTTGCACATAAAATCGCAGTCGGCGTAATATCTTAATAAAAGGACTTAAAAATGGCTAAACCTAATTCAAGACAAACACTAATTGATTACTGTTTACGTGCATTAGGCGCGCCCGTTGTTGAAATTAATGTAGACGATGACCAGGTTGAAGATAGAGTTGATGAGGCTTTACAGTTTTATCAGCACTATCATGCTGATTCTATCGAAAAGGTTTTTCTAAAGCACCAGGTAACGGCTGATGATATTACTAATGGGTATTTAACTATACCGGATTTAGTAACTGATGTCATTCAAATTTTTCCACTAAGAGAAAGCGGCGGTCATAATATGTTTGATATTCAATATCAGATGCATTTAAATGACATGTATTCTCTTGGCTATATGGGATCCTTGGTAGAATACGAAATGGCTCAACAGTGGTTATCTATGTTAGATCTTATTATGGATTCTGACACAAAACATATTAGCTTTGATCGACATAAAAACCAATTAAGAATAGATATGGATTGGTCTAAAGAAGTCGAGGTTGACGAATATATTATTATTGAGTGTTATAGAATATTAGATCCAAACACTTATACTGATGTATACAACGATTATTTTTTAAAGAGATACCTAACTGCGTTAATTAAAATGCAATGGGGCGTCAATCTTTCTAAGTTTGAAGGTATGGTAATGCCCGGTGGCGTTACGTTTAACGGCCGACAGATTTTAGAAGATGCTAAGGAAGAAATAGAAAAATTAAATGAAGAAGTCAGATTAAACTGGGAACAACCAGTTGACTTCTATACGGGGTAAAATATGCCACGAAGTGTATATTTCTCTCAGGCTGTAAAGTCAGAACAAAATTTATATGAAGATTTAATCATTGAATCTCTTAAAATTTTCGGACAGGATGTATATTACATTCCTAGGGCTTTAGTATCTAGAGACGACATACTAGGCGAAGATCGCGCATCTAAGTTTGATGATGCGTATCTTATTGAGGCTTACATTGAAAACACCGATGGATTTGAAGGTGCGGGTGATCTGTATCAAAAATTTGGTCTTGAGATTAGAGACGAAGCAACCTTTATTATTTCTAGGCGACAATGGCAAAATTTAGTTGGTATTTGGAATAATGCAGTAGATAGCAATAAACCTCAAGAAGGTGATTTAATATTTCTACCAATGTCTAATAGTTTCTTTGAGATATCATTTGTTGAAGATGAACAGCCGTTTTATCAGTTGTCTAATCTTCCTGTATATAAAATGCAGTGTAGCTTGTTTGAGTATAACGAAGAGGACTTTGAAACTGGAATTGATGCAATCGACGTTGTTCAAGGCCAGCAATCATATCAGGTTGGTATGACAGTAACTGTTTCTGGTGGAAATCACTTTAAACAGGGTGAAATTGTAACTCAGATTATTAGCACAACCCCAGCTGTAAGTGTATATGGAGAAATTCAGACACTTACTAAAACCTCAGATATCGCTGCTACTATATCGGTATCAAATATAGGGGTGACCGGAAGTACGGACGCAAAGGACTTTTTTGTATCTCCAACCGTGGGACTGATTGGATCAGAATCAACTAGCACTTGTTATATTACAGATATAAACAACGTAGCTGATGAGGAAGCATTCCCAAGTGACGATCAAGCTGAAAACTATGCGTTTGAAGTAGAAGCCGATGGGTTCTTAGACTTTACAGAAACTAATCCGTTTGGCGACGCGTCGGAGACATACTAATGTTTGGAACTCACTTTTACCACGCAACAACACGAAAGGCAGTAGCTTTATTTGGTACTATATTTAATAATATTAGCGTCATTAGGCAAGACGGTTCTGGTAATGTATTAAATCAGATCAAAGTGCCATTAGCATATGGACCTAAACAAAAATTCTTATCTAGACTAGATACACCGACTGGGCAGGATGCGACAATGGCCATCAAGTTGCCTAGAATGGGATTTGAAATAACTTCTATGGATATTGATTCCACCCAGAAGTTGGCAAAGAGAAATCAGATAGTAGAAAATCATGCGACTGATTCTACTAAAAAGAAAACAATTAAACAAGCCGTAGCATATAATATTAATATGTCACTATTTGCTATGGCCAAGAATCAAGATGACGGTTTGCAGATCATGGAACAAATACTTCCATATTTTCAGCCTGAATATACGGTAACAATTAATCCTGTAACTGGCTTTGATTATAAACAGGATGTTCCTATTATATTAAACGCAGTTACTATTCAAGATGATTACGAGGGAGATTTTCAAACTCGTAGAGCTTTGATATACCAATTCGACTTTGTTATGAAGATGAAGTATTTTGGACCTACTGCAGATCAAGGTGTTATTAGAGAAATTAACTTAGATTTTAATGCTGATGCTGGTGGATCAAACATCCTAGAAAATATGGATTTTACAATAACTCCTGCTGATGCAGATGAGGATGATAACTATACTGTTAACGTAAGTATAACATAGGTACATTATGGATAAATTAGAGAAAATGCAGGAAAGCCTGAATAAGAACTTGCCTGAAAAAAAAGCTCCAAAACCCGAGACTACTAAATCGCAAAAGGAGATAAAAGACGATTATGAGTTTTCTAGGAAAACATATAAAGATCTTATTGAAACTGGAGTACGGTCATTAGATGTACTTGCAGAGCTTGCCAGAGAATCAGAACACCCAAGAGCGTTTGAGGTTCTATCTAAAGCCATAAAGGATATTGGAGATGTCACCGATAAACTTATGGACCTACAAAAAGATCATAGAGACTTGACGGACGGAAGTAAGAATAAGAAAGAAGTTACTAATAATAACTTATTTGTTGGTAGTACTACTGATCTGCAAAGATTATTTATGAAGCATGACAAAGAACAAAAGAAGGTAATAGATGCCACGCCCGAAGAATGAGCATGAAGGTTACCTAGGTAATCCTAATGTAAAGAAGGATGGCGTAGAGAGCCAGTTTAGCGAAGAAGAAATAAAGGAGTATCGTCAATGCATGATGGATCCTTCATATTTCGCTATAAATTATTTGAAGGTAATATCACTAGATGATGGTTTAGTTCCGTTTAAACTATATCCTTATCAAAAGAATATGTTCAAACATTTTAATGATAATAGGTTTTCTGTTATTTTAGCATGTAGACAGTCTGGTAAGTCTATATCGGCTGTTGCATATTTGCTTTGGTACGCATGCTTTCATCCAGAG